GTATTCCAGCTTTAGTTGTCCGACCCTCCAACGAAGTTCTGGTTTGCACTTGGCTCGCTAAAGGATTCCCTGATGCTGGCACCGTTGCCAGTTATAGGTAAAGATATGCAAAGTCCAATCGAGGAAGCACTAATGGAACAGTCAGGTGTAGGCGAGTGGTTTTAACTGGACCAGACTACGAGGGTACCGTTGCCAAACCCCCAAAGATGCAATTGCAAGAGTTTGATGATTCTTCCGGTTTTGGGGGTAGTTGATGAATCGGATGGAAGTCTTTACTTACTGGGGCAAAATTCTTGCTTACGCAGACTTTGAGTACAAATCAACGCGACTTAACGGACGTGCTGTAGAGATACCGATTGTGCGCCAATGGTTGCAGCGCTACGGGAACATTCTTGAGGTTGGTCATGTTCTCGGGCATTATCCTGAAGCACCGGAGCGCACTGTTGTGGACCGCTGGGAGCAGGCTTCTGGGGTTATCAATAAAGATGTATTTGATATTGGCGGTTCTTGGGACCAGATCCTGTCAATCTCAACTGTTGCTCATGTGCGTTGGGATGAACAGCCACGCGAGGTTGGCGGGTCTGTGGCTGCAATTCATCACTTAAGGTCTTTGCTCGCACCGGGTGGACGTTTAATTGTGACTGCTTCAACGGGGACGAATGGCCCACTCGATGAGTGGCTAGGATCAGGCATGTCCGGCGCAGACCGGACATGCACTCTTGTGCGTGATGGTTTACATTGGCGGCAAAGTGATGCTTTCGAGATTCAGACTGAAGTTGAAGAGTCAGGTTCGTCCGACTCTCTGTGGGTTGCCGAGTGGTCTAACCCTCTAACCAATTTTGGTCAACCTTCTAGTAGTGTCTTGTAATGCCTCGCTCTTCGAGATGGAACCAACAGTCAGGTGCTGAGTTTGCGATAATCGCGCCACAAGCCAACCTTGCGTCGGTATCGTCAGCTTCTCTTACGAAGGTTGAGTTGTGGAATCTTCCACTTCGCAGAGGTCACGAATGGCAACGCGACGCGTTCTCATTCAATGAGCTAATCGGTGAGATCGGCTATCTGAACAACCTTGTTGCTAATCTAATTTCTACTTGCGACTTGCGTATTGTGGAAAAGAGTTTCGAGTCTGGCAACATCGAAATTCAGGAATCACATGACCCAAGAGCGACGCGTGTCATGGCTGCATTCACTGGCCCGTCGGGTGGACAGAAGGAACTGAAGCGGCGCGCAGCGATGCACCTTCAGATAGCAGGTGAAAGCTTTCTGTTGGGCACTCCGCTCAAAGACAAGTTTGATCGTTCTGCCGGGTTTATCTGGGAGTTCCTTTCAACCGAAGAAATCCGTGTCACTGGTGGACGTAATGGACAGCAGATTAAACGGAATGCTTCTGGAACTTCAGATGGTGATGCCGGGTTTGTTGATATTGAAGCATTCATAGCACGGTTGTGGCGACCAGACCCACGGTATTCTGCCCGAGCGGATTCCCCAATGAAACGCGTTTTGCCCATTTGCCGTGAACTTGTTGTTCTCTCTGAAGTTGTGGACAGCATCGCGAAGTCCAGATTGTCTTCTGGTTTACTATTCGTCCCAGAGGAAATGAGTTTTGGTCCAACATCGGAGACTGAAGCACCTGACGACACTGATGATATTGATGAGTTTATAGAAACTCTCGTTGAACACATGTCAGCGCCGGTTAGGGATCGTACTTCTGCTGCGGGCCTAGTACCGCTTGTGGTGCGTGGGGCCGCTGAATATGGTGAGAAGATCCGCCTAGTGCAGTTAGCTCAAGATTTGGATGGCACCTACCACGATCTTCGCATGGAACTGCTAGACAGGCTAGCGAAGGGTCTTGATGCGCCACCGGAGATCATCGGCGGTAAAGCAGGGTTGAACCACTGGTCGTCGTACAACGTTGATGCTGATCTTATCGGTAAGCATGTGAATCCTGTAGGGGAGATGATCGCAGAGTTTATTACCGTCGCGTATCTGCGCCCGATGCTTGTCGAATTTGAGGGTCTTGATGATGAGCAGGCTCTCCGCTTTGAGTTGGTCTTTGATTCTCGGATGCTTGCCTCACGTCAAGATGAGGGTCCGGCTGCCACCGGTGCTTGGGATCGTCTCACGTTGTCGGATGGCTCGTATCTGCACTCTAATGGATTTGAGATGGACGATTACCCGACGAATGATGAGCGTCGTAGACGGATACTCGAAAAGGTTGTGATGGCTGATCCTCGCAACTTTGCTCCAACATTGCTACCTGAGTTGTACCCGGAATTAACTCAACTGTTTAACGACTTCCAGCTTTTAACCGTTAATTCCGCAGACGCGAATGTCGGTAGGGGAGATTCAATGCCTTCAGCGTTGACTGCCCCTGAGTCTGGGCTTAAAGGCATTGACCGTTCTGGTGATGGGAGTTCTGCACCGTCGATGCCACCTTCTGAGCCAGATATTAGAACTGGGAATGCTCCGCCCGTTCCTCGCACGCCTGCCAGTAACCCGATGGCATTGCTTGACGAAGTTATCGAAGCTTACAGAAACTAGTTTCCCATTAGAAAACCCGTTCAAGGTTTTGATTCTTTCATACTAAAATGCCTTAGCTAAGCATTCATTGTCTGTTTGTAATATGCAGACCCCGGTTTAGTTGGACAGACTTTCTCAAATTAGGGACCGACTTCATGTCAGCGATTGAAGACAAAAACTTGGTAGACGCAACGATTTACGGGTCAGCAGTATTTGGTGCCATTCGTCCACATAAGACTGCGATGAGCGACCTACGATATGTTGGCCCACTCGCTATTGAGAAGAATGTTAAGAGTCCGAATACCACCAAATATTTTGACGCTCTTTACGCTTGGCGCGACGAAAGCAAAAATCCGAACCAAAAGGTTGCATACCGTTTTCACCACCATTTCTTGAACAGTGATGGAAGTCCGGGTGCGGCATCACGCGTGGCAGTGTCTTCCGGTATAGGCATTCTCAATGGTGCAAGAGGCGGGACAACAATTCCTACTGCTGACCGTAAAGGTGTTTACGATCATCTGTCGTACCACCTCACGAGTGCTGGCAGAACTGCTCCTCAATTACTTTCTCAAGAGGATTACGAGTTTGCCTTGAAACAATCAAACATGCACTTGGCTCTATCGCTAACTATTAAAACGGATGGGAAAATCATGGATTCTTCTGAGGTTTCAGAACTTGTATCGGGCATCGAGGAACTAGCAGCGCTTTCTGACGATGCGTTACTTGCAGAACTTGCTCGGCGTTGGGCTGAGAAGACTGTTGATTCCCTTGCAGGGGAAGTTAATCAGTTTGGTCACGAAGATTCATCTGCCATGAGTGAATGTACGCACGAAGAAGAATGTGACTGCGACAAGGAATACGGGGAAATAGTCGTCACGTTACCTCCGGGCACATGTGTTGTTGTTGAGGCCGAGGACTCAGAAGAATCAGCGTATGAAGATTCTGAGGTCGTAACCGAAGGTGTAGTTGATGAAGGTGAGGAAATTATGCAAGAAGGCGACAAAGTGACTTCTCAAGTATCGGAGATACTCAAGCCTGTTGCGGCTTCACAAAAAGAACCCATTTCTTTCACAAAGACATCCAGTTTGTTTAACGAAGATTCTTCGGTCTCGCTGTACGACTGGGAAGGCGTGCTGATCGTAGAGGGGATCGCTTCTGGCGATGGTCGTAAGATCGCTGAGAACGCTTTGACGTGGCGCGAGTTGCCGTTGCCTTTGATGTTGCAGACGGCTAACGCTTCCGGTCATGACGGTGCCGTTATCGCCGGTTCCATCCATGAGATTGAGCGTCAAGGCCAGAACATTGTTGGTCGCGGGTTCTTTGACAGTGGGACCGCTGGCGTGGAAGCTCATCGTTTGCTGAAGGAAGGAACGATGCGAGGCGTATCTGCCGACATTGACTCCGTGACAATAGAGTTTATGACCGCAGACGGAAACACTCTGACTGGCGAAGACATGATGTTTGGGGGAGTTGAGTCTTTCGAGGTTCTTACTTCTGGGAGGATGATGGGAGCAACGCTTACACCTTTCCCCGCATTTCAAGAGGCGTTCGTAACGGTTCTGACGAACGATCAAGCTGTATCAGAAGAAAGTCTTGTCGCTTCTGGAAGTAACATTTTGGGTGATGTATGGCGAGTTCCTTCACCACTTGGTGTTTGGCTGCCGGGTGAGGGCAATGCTGAGCATGGCCTAGCTGCACTTGTGGCCTCTGCCGCTGCCTTGGTTGAGGTTCCCACCAATCCGCCGATGGACTGGTTCTTACCGGGCGACATGTCAGTCATTGAGCCTTTCACGGTTCGCCCTGATGGAAGATGCTATGGGCTTGTCGCTGCGTGGGGTTCTTGCCATATTGGTTTCACGGATCGCTGTGTGCCTGTTCCTAAGTCCGGGTGCGCTTATAAGCATTTTCGTAACAAGAACGTGCTGACCGCTGAAGGAACTCTGGTAGCAACTGGTGCGGTTTACATGGACACTGTTCACCCGAATCTTCGTGCGGTTGCTTCTGATGCACAAGCGTTCTATGCCGACACGGGTTGCGCTGTGGCCGATGTGGCTTTGTATGAGAACGAGTTTGGCATTGTCGCTGCGGGGGCGTTACGTCCCGGTCTGTCTGCGGAACAAGTTCGCCGTTTCCGTGGTTCTGATGTTTCTCCTGATTGGCGGCAGTTGAATGGAAGACTTGAAGTTGTCGGCCTTCTCTCGGTGAACGTATCTGGTTTCATTGTCGAGGGGCTTGTAGCTTCTGGTGCCGAAGTTTCTGCACCTCGGGGTGTTTGGGATTCTGTAGCTGGGGAGGTAACGTCGCTTGTCGCTGCGGGGATGATCCACACTGCTGATACTGAGCGTTCCGATCTGCGTCGCGAGTTGGATTCTATAAAGCTTCAGCTCGTAGAGTTCCGTGAGGCTTTGCGTCCTGTTCGTGCGGAGCGTGCGGCTGCGAAGTTTGCATCTCTTCCGGTGTCAACACCGGGCAAGTCCGGGTGTTCCTGCAACTCCGTGCACTAGATTCACGGTCTGTCGGGTAGGCATCTGGGGTGTCTACCTGACAGTGTATTGTGCGGATATGAACGAACAAATAGGTTTGGATTGGCAGGCGGCTAGTCAGGCCACGGATGAAGGAGTCGCTCGGGCTGATCGTAACGCTCTTGATGAGTGGAAGTCGCTCGCGGATGACTACATTTTGCGTCTGGCGCGCAGGTCTTTAGAGTTCACTTCGGAAGATGTGTGGCGTATGGGGTTGCCTGCAAACCCGACGGGGTCTAATAGCGCTTTGGGTGGAAGATTTAGGGTGGCTGCGACAGAAGGAATTATTTGTAACTCTGGTCGCAAATTAAATACTCTTGCGCAAGGGAAGCATGGTTCGGCCACTGTTGTCTGGTCGTCTTTGGTGTGTGATGTCCACGCGATAAAAACTGGTAAGTCTGAGATTGACGAACTACGAACAGCGTTGTCGATGATGTACGCGTTGGCAAGGATGAACACTGAACCGCCTTCGCGGTGGGCTGTTCCCGGTACACGCGGTGGTGATGTGATGTCTGTTCATAGCCGTGTTTCGCGGCTGCTTGGTTTGCCGAACCCTTGGGACCATGAGCCTGCTGAGGATGTTTTGTTTACAGTAAGGGTTGAACGTCTGGTGTCGAAGGTTGTCTAGGTGCGCTGATAGGGGTTGTGGTGTGGTGCTATCACATGACAGTCGGTCGGTTGATAACAACTCGTTCTGCAAGGAGCACGGTGACTTTGTGTGGGCATTCCGGCCCAATGACCTACGCTCTGATGAATGGTTTTCAATCGCAGACAACGAACCCGAAGAGGGTCAGGTTGTTTCAGGGGATCAGTGCGATGGTTGTGGCCTATCGGAGTTTGTGATTCGGCAGGTGAATCGGAATGGTTGGGTCGCTCGCTGCGAGGGGCAAGTGTGGGATGAGATTCTCATTCATGGCTGTGGTGCTTTGCATCTAGTACGCAGAAAGATGGGCCGTGAAGTTTAGAGATAGCAAACGCAGACGTAGAAGGATGGGGTTAGTCCGCTCAACCATGCGTAGATTAACCCGAGCAATTCGTTAACATATCTGTGCGAAAAAAGCGGTTAGGTGCCACCGGGAGAGAGAGCAACCAGCGGCACCTAAACACATTTGTAGCAACAGGTTCAGACTAGCTGAACCTTCGGACGCATTTGCAATCCGCTTGTTGCAATTCTCGGCACACAACAGACTGTAGCAGAGTTGACTTCATATGCCAACTCGGCTGAGAGAATATATTCTATCAAGAATTTTTTATGGCATTGATCTGCTCTAGGCGGTTCTTAGCCCAAACCATGCCGGGATCTCCGCCCCACAAAGCCCACGCAACTCTGCCAGCAGAAGGAAAGCCCTGTTCGCCCCGTCGGAACCCAACCGCTTCCTTATCAACCTCATGGCGGGCAAAGAACGATGACATGCGTCTAATCGTATCTGGTGAAAGTCTCACCTGATTGCGAATATCACGAGCGCGTGCAACACCTACGGCAGTTCCCCCACGATCAAACTCTTTACGCCAAGCCAAGCCCCTGTTGGCCTCAGCAACCATTGCTTTAGTCGGTACTAGATCGAGGTCTGCAATGGATCTGTATTGATTTAAAGCATCGAGAGCGATCCCAGATAGCCGACCCTGTAGGTTCTCGTTGGTGTGTAGTGCAGCAACATGTCTGAGCGCTTCACGTTTTGACTCATGACAAGAAAGAAGCTTTCCGTTAACCAGCCAAACCCCCCAAGGTGTTGAGACTGGACAACTTTTATCATTGCTAGTCACATCCCAAGGCATCAGGCAACATTGTCCTGTTCAAGTAAGTCTTCAGTCGCAACATCTCCAGCTTGAGCGTCTCCCGATTGTACGTTGCCAACCATGAGTGGAATGATTTCATAGGAAAGATCACACTGGCAGTTAACTGTTTCCGATGGAGGCAAATTCATATCGCCGGGGTATTCTGCCGGGAATCCACCAATCGTAAAAAACTCTCCAAGTGAGACCTGCTGTCCATGAGCGGCCATGTGTGTGTCTCTGCTATTTATGAATTGACATATCCAAGTTTTGGTAGCGATTAAGTTTTCGAGACCGAGACCAGTATCACCACCGTCGATGAGATCAAACCCTATGGACGCTGCGGCATTCTGGCCGTTATTGGTTTCAGTATCAGTGATGACTCTAGCTACACCATCGGAAAGTGGGCCTGACGTTGCAGGGTCAAAGAGTCCGAGGCGATCAACAAGCCATCCGGGGGCTTGACCCGTTGCTTCGGCTGAGGCTGCTGCAACCCTTCCGTCAACGGTTTCGCCTATACCGTAGACGAGTGTCATTCGCGTAGTCAGACGTTCCGCAGAGACACGCTCAATCTCCCCTGATCGGAGCAACCAAAGAAGACCTAGAGCTATTGCGGCATCCCTAGCGATGTTGTCGTACATGTCTTTAAGGACTGGGCGAACGTCTTTATCAACTGCTTCGATCCACCATTGCTGATTCCATAAGTTCTCGTAGTTGCCACCGGATTTAACAACTGATAGTCGCAGTCTTTCCCTGACGGTTGTGAACGCCGAACCAACAGCACGTCCGACCCGGTACCGCCACAAGTCTTTCTCATTCTGTGACAGGACAAATACCCCACCTATAAGCGCTTTGTCTCTGTCTGAAACTAGAAACTCGGAGCGCATTAGAACATCCATTTCCCTATCGTCCAGATAAGCCAGACGAAAGGCATGAGTAGGAGGATACATATAAACCAAGTTGCGGCGACAGTGAAAAATGTTGATGCAGCTTGCGCCGCCGCTGGAATACCAGATTTGGGTTTGGTTTGAGCATCTTGATTAAATATGTCTCGTGCCATCAACTCAAGCATTCTTTGTTGTTCGTTCTCGTTCATCAGTAAGGAACCTCGTCCCATGTTTCTTTCTCTGGCTGCGATGATGATTCTAAACCCCAAACGCCCTTCCAAGGCCACGGTGTAGAACGCTCAATTACACTAGGCCAGTCGTTGTCAAGGCGATCACCTCTCCACCTCCCAACGTCCATAACTTGATTGCCTTCAAGTTTGGATTCCAACTTCAAGCCAATTTCCGGCCACCTCAACCAAAGCGATGATCCGTATGGCATCAAGTCGCGTGTCCCACCCGATCCTTTAGGCGCATGATGCTCCAAGATAAGACCGAACCCGTAGCGTGTTCTCAGATCGTCAAAAACTGACATCACCTCAGACGATGCTTGCTCATCTGACTCGCGTGTCTCCACACGGTACGATTTGTAAATAGGCCCCAAGCAGACCAGCGTGGGTCGCACATGCGCGATGACTGCTTCAAGTTCGGAGCGGTCACGCCTTGAACGCAGATTTACCCCACCCGGACGATGCCAAAGCCATGCACGATCAGGATCGTAATCATCGGTTACTGAACAGACCTGAGTTCTAATCGGATTGCAGACATCAAGAATTGAATCATCAGGGTTTTCAAGGTCAACAATCAGAGTCCGGCACGGCTCCATAGGGGTAAACCGCAGCGGGTGAATACCCTGCGCAGCAGCAATCCCAAGCTGCCGCAACAACACCGTTTTCCCGATACCCTCTTGGGCGACAACCATGACGCGCCACCCGACGCGCATCAAACCGGGAATAACCCACTTCGGACGCTCTGACACAGGCCGATCTAAGAAACCGTCAATTGTCCAGACATCACTTGGCACTTCGACGACATCAGATTTGTGGATGTCAAGAACCGCAGAGTTCAGAATGTCTCCAAGCTCAGACGGGTCACCGTTCTGAGCGTATGAGCGTTCTCCAATTTCTTTACATGCAGCTATGAGTTTGCGATACGCAGCGCATTTAACAACTCGCGTAGCGTAAGCCGAGACATTGGAGACAAACCCAGCAGATGCGATAAGGCTGAGTATCCCAGCAGCGCCACCATAGGCACCTTCGCCCTCAGCGAGCGTGAGCGCCCCTGTAAGCGTCGTAGCGTCCACCGGCTCCCCACGGCCGTACATACCGGCGATCGTCGCAAATAGGATGCTTAGACGGGCTGTGTAGAGATCTTCAGCCGAGCAGAGCGGCAACACCTCCCCGATGGCTTCATTGTTTAGGATCATCGCTCCGATCAAAGCTTCCTCAGCTTGCTGATCGAATGGCGGCAACGGTTCTCTCATTTTTCTAGCTCCATCGAAGATGTCATTAAAAGATCAACACGATTCTCGTAGACAGCCTTGAATCGGTTTTCCCAACCAAACATGCCCACAGATAGCCCTGCACAGGCTTCAATCACAAGAGTATGCACCTCTGGTCGGACGGGAACCCACCCCGAACCGTTTGCAAATTGCAATTGTTCTTGGTATTCAAGCCACCTTCTCGCAGACAGCACAGCGTTCGCCGGGTTCGGAACATTCGTAGCAGACCTACAAATCGCAGCGACAGAAGGACGAAACTCTTCAGTGCGCAACATCGCCTCAACAGCAGACTTCACAGGCTTAAACGGCAACGATCTCAGCGATTCGACGTATATCAAAGCCATTTCAGCCGGGAACTTTTGCGACCACCCGAACTCAAGTATGCGAACTATCTGCCCTGATTGGCCGATATTCATGTCTGATCCTGAGCGTAAAGCGCCATCACCTGATCCGTCGCGGACATCTTGCCGCGGTCCCCACCCGCCTCAAACAAGTCTCTGAACCGTTCAACCCGTTCACCATCTCTGATCGCAACCAGCAGATCATCAAACTTTTTTCCCTCAGGGTTATCCCCCGTATGCCAAGCAGACATCGAAATACCACGGGCCGCGGCGATAAGATCACTCTCCGTATAACCTTCTTTGATTCTGGCAGCGATAGCGGAACGTCTCTTAGCGTTCAACTTCACTCGCCCAGCAACACGACCCGTAGCCTCAACCCACGCATCCATCACATTCTCAGCGATCGTCGCGTTGGATTCCATTTTTTCCACAGAAACCAAAGCCAGATCCGAACCACGCGATAACGGAACAACCCGTTCAACAATTTTTTCATTCACCGCACAGTTTTCTTTTTCGATGTCGGTTTCATCCAAAATGACAAAAGTAGTTATCTCTTTATCTCTTTCTTTACTTTTAGTCTTAGTAATAGCGCCTGAAAAACCGCCGTCGGATTTCCAGTCCCCGGTCAACCGGCGTCGGTTTTCCAGTCCCCGGTCGTCATCCGGGCCAGTATCCGCTTGAGTTTCAGGGAAAGACCGTTCGCTAAGAACCGCATCATGCACCCATGTGCCGCCTTCACCCCGATACTTATGGCGTGTCAAATAACCTGCATCTTCAAGTTCTCTCAGCGCAGAACGAATAGCGTCCCGACCCTCTTTATGCTGCCGTGCTATCTCCGTAGAGTTAACGCGCCAACCATCAGGTTTGTCTAACAGCCATAGCAGCAGACCTAAAGCACGCAAAGACAGCGACCTGTCATTCACAGTTTGTGAATCAACAACAGTGTAATGCTGACGGTGTTCAACTCGAACAGTTTGCATCGGTTCCCCTTATTGAGAACCCCGATAGGTTTTCTGATTGAAACATGCTAGAGTCAAGACAGAATCGTCCACCGGGGTTGCGGTGTTGAATAGATTTTAGAAGGGCCGGACATGTACCAAATGTCCGGCTTCTTCGCGTTATAGGTTACCGACCCCGTGGGTACTTGGACCCGGTAGTTGGAAGTGTATCAGACAAGTGTTCGACGACTACCGGAATGTCAGGTCGGTTTTTCCACAAGCCCACCTCTACCACTGGCAACAATCACTACAGTGCAGGTTGTTTATGGTCATCCCGGTAGCCACCGATTTTAGGAGCTTTGCTTGCGACGCTTCTGTCGCTGCATGGCTCTGCGTTCTTCACGGTTTCTTGGCTTGAATGGCTGGTTCTGTTTGAGTAGTCCCGTGGCTATGGTTAATGCTTCAGACATCTGGTTGTCTGCGGGTTTGTCTTCGGGTTTTACCTCGTCGGCCATATGGGCATTTCGTTAGTTGGTGCTGGCTTTTGAGTTTCTATTTGTGCAGAAAGTACTGGTTTTGCAGGGTTTTCAACTACTTTGTTTAGTGTTTCAGTGGTAGCATTGGGTGCAGTCCCGGTGTTTTGTGATGGATGTGAGATGGTCTCTGCTGGTGTGACTTGTACTGGTGGCGACATCGGCGCTGGTGGCGGTGTTTCTAATCGTGTGACAAGTGATCTGAGTATTGCTGAACGCGATTCACCTTTGGCTTTTGCCCAGCCATCCAGTCGTGTGATCTGCGATTCGGAGAGTGAGAAGGAGTACGTTTTGAGCCGCTCGTCGGTTTTTAAGGGCCGACCAGATTTGCGTGGTTCTGGTTTGTCTTGTTGGTTCATCTACCGAGTTTACCTTTTTACATGGACCCTATTTGTGAACTCTGGTGGTGAGTTAGCTAATGTCGCCAATGATGTCGCCATTTAGCCGATGTCGCCAAAGATGTCGCCAAAGATATGAATAGAAAACCTTTACGCCGACGTTCAATAAAGCGTGAGGAGTTTATGATTTCTGAGCGCATCCCGAGGCTGCTTCGCATCAAGAACTCTGGAGTCGAATGTCTCATCTGCCCGCTTCTCATGGAGGAAGGCATCCCAATTCTGTGCGCAAGACAAATACAAGGCCTTCATGAGCGTCGCAAAAGATCCGCCGGGGGAAGTCTCGTCAACCCAATGAATCTGATTCCCGCGTGTAATTGGGGCAACGGTTACATCGAGAACAACCCGGCACAGATCCGCGAGTTGTTCGGTTCGATACTTGTGGTGAGAGAGGGCGACGCTGAATGGGAGGGGTTATCTTCACGCAACGATTAGCTGACTCAACTAAAATCCTTGCAGCAAGGAAGCGGTGACAGATTATCGCCGCTTAATCCTCACACGAAGTACACCAAGTTCAGCATCGGTGAGAGACGCAGCAATTCTGGGGGTGCGGAACTCAACCAATTAAGCGGCCGCATCTGAACCAAACAAACAACACTTACACAAAACCCCCAATCAAAACGCCCCCAACCTCAGCCGATCGGTGCAACACCAGCCCACACAATTCACAAGTTAATCCACACAAACACCAAATAGAATCTCACAAACCCCGAGCATCAAAAGTTCGCATCACTACTAACAGTGCGGAACATAACCTAAAAACTGCGAGACAACATCCTCAAAGTCACATAACAAGTTAGAGACACATTTTTACACCTATTTTATTTGATTGTTAAATAGGAAAGTTTTTAGAAAAATTGGTAACAAAATTAGAGAGCACATAATCAGAACAAGAGAATTATGAAAACGAAAAAGTTATACTAACTAACTCCAAAAATCGATTCAACAACAATATCTC